ATTTGCCATGAGGAAGTCATAAGTTGGTGGACAAGACAAGATGCTAAGTCTCATCAGCTTTTGTTGTTTCCTCGTGACCACGGTAAGTCCAGGTTAGTTGCATTTAGAGTTGCATGGGAATTAACTAAAGATCCTACACTTAGAGTTTTGTATATTTCAGCTACAGCAAACCTAGCTGAGAAACAGTTGTCGTTCATCAAGGGTATCCTTACATCTGATACTTATCAGAGATATTGGCCTGAGCATGTCCATAAAGAAGAAGGTAAGAGGACTCGTTGGACGACATCTGAGATTTGTTTAGATCATCCAAGCAGACGAATGGAGAACATTAGAGATCCATCTGTCTTCACAGGAGGATTAACTACAAGTCTGACTGGTTTGCACTGTGATATCGCAGTACTTGACGATACTGTTGTCTATGAAAATGCCTACACAAACGAAGGTAGAGACAGAGTTAAAAGTCAATATTCTCTGTTGTCATCCATAGAAGGGGCCAACTCAAGAGAATGGGTCGTCGGTACTCGGTATCATCCTAAGGATCTATACAATGATCTTATGCAAATGCAAGAGGATACATACGACGATAATGGAGATGTAGACGGTTCAATAGCAATCTATGAGATATACGAAAGAGCAGTCGAAGATAGTGGCGAAGGCAATGGTGAGTTTCTTTGGCCTAAGCAACAACGTAAAGATGGAAAGTGGTTTGGTTTTGATCGTCAGGTACTAGCTAAGAAACGAGGACAGTATCTAGACAAGAGTCAATTCAAAGCTCAATACTACAATGATCCTACTGACCCAGATAATGTACCTGTAAGACGTGAGAAATTTCAGTATTTTGAAAGAAAGTTCTTGACAAGAGACAATGGTTACTGGTATTATAAAGATAAAAGAATCAATGTATTTGCAGCAGTTGACTTCGCTTTTAGTTTAAGTAGAAAAGCAGACTATACAGCTATTGTAGTTGCAGGGATTGACGCAGAAAACAACATATATGTAATTGACATTGATAGGTTCAGAACTGACAGAATATCTGATTACTTTGAGCATATACTTAATCTTCATGCTAAGTGGTCATTCCGTAAGATAAGAGCTGAGGTTACTGTAGCTCAGTCAGCTATTGTTAAACAACTTAAAGACATGATTAAGGAACATGGTCTAGCTCTTAGCATTGATGAGTTCAGACCTAATAAATCACATGGTAGCAAGCAAGAGCGTATCTCATCTGTGCTTGAGCCTAGATATGATAACCTACAGATTTGGCATTACAAAGGTGGTAACACACAGGTTCTAGAAGAAGAGCTATCCAGTAGAAACCCACCTCATGATGACGTAATCGATGCACTAGCTTCTTGTATTGACATGGCTATCAAACCGTCAACTAGCCTAAACAGGAAGAACAGAAGTAATATAGTTTGGGCTAATAACAGGTTCAGAGGAGCAGCTTAAGTATGGCTGGTGAAACTTTAGACATAGAACAAATAGTAGAGCCGGAGGTCTTAGCAGTTGAGATTGCTAACAGGTGGCGTGAGTGGGACACCCTTCGTAATACAAAGATCGAAGAGTGGAAAGAACTCAGAAACTATCTATATGCCACCGATACCAAGACCACTGGCAATGCTATGCTTCCTTGGTCGAACACTACAACCACGCCTAAGCTCACGCAGCTTATGGATAATCTTCATGCTAATTACTTTGCTTCTTTGTTTCCCCAACAGAAGTGGATGAGGTTTGAAGCTACATCTATGGACTCAAATGTAAAGTCCAAAAGAGATACAATTCAAGCGTACATGGAAAATAAAGTAAAGCAGTCTGACTTTGTTAATACAGCTTCTGACTTGATCTATGACTACATTCAATACGGTAACTGCTTTGCTACTGTACAATGGGAAGACCGCTACAAGATTAAAGAAGACGGTGACTACATATCTCAGTACGTTGGACCTAAGTTAGTTCGTATATCTCCGTTTGACATTTGCTTTAATCCTGCAGCTTCTGACTTTCTTAAGACACCTAAGATCATCAAGTCAATTAAAACCTTAGGTGAAATCAAACGAATGATTAAGGATGATCCAGCTAAGGAAAACATGCAGGTCATTCTAGATAAGATGCTTCATGCTAGAGCCGCAGTACGAGGTTCAGATGCTACCTTCAACAAAGCTGATGGTTATATCGCCGATGGTTTCTCATCTATTCAGCACTACTATGAATCTGACTACGTAGAAATACTTACATTCTATGGTGACATCTACGACTATCAAAATGATGAACTACAAGTAGACCGTATAATTACAGTAGTTGATAGAGCCTATATCTTAACTAACGAAGAGAACCCATCATGGTTAGGACATGCTCCTGTATTTCACGCAGGATGGAGACCTAGACCTGACAACCTCTACGCTATGGGTCCGTTAGATAATCTTGTAGGTATGCAGTATCGAATTGACCACCTAGAAAATCTAAAGGCTGACGTATTCGATCAGATTGCCTATCCAGTTATGAAGATCAGAGGTGACGTAGAAGACTTCGACTTTGAACCTGGCACTAGAATTTACTTAGGTGAAGAAGGTGATGTAGGTTACTTAGTTCCAGATGCAACAGCACTTAACGCTGACCTTCAGATACAAACTCTAGAAAACAAAATGGAGGAAATGGCTGGAGCACCTCGTCAGGCTATGGGCATTAGAACTCCAGGTGAGAAAACTGCATTTGAAGTACAGTCACTACAGAACGCAGCATCTAGAATCTTTGAGCATAAGACTGCACACTTCGAGAGAACATTCATAGAACCTGTGCTTAACTCAATGTTAGAAACAGCTAGGCGATACATGAACTTCAGCGACACTATCAGGGTGATCGACGATGCTACAGGTGTTGCTTTCTTTAGAGATATTACTAAGGACGATATTATTGCTTCGGGCAAGATTGTACCTGTCGGAGCTAGACATTTTGCGGAAAGGGCAAGACGTGTTCAAAATCTCACTCAACTGTATCAAATCAAAGCTGCTGACCCCAGTGTTGCGGCGCATCTCTCAGGTAAAGAGTTCGCTAGAATCATATCGGAAGAACTTGGCGAACCGTCTCTCTTCGGTGAAAACATCTCTGTCGCTGAGCAACTTGAAACGCAAACTCAAGTCCAAAATGCAGAGGTAGTCAACCAAGAGAACCTAATGACACAAGCTGAGATGGGGATCTAATGAAACAAGTTTGGTTCCGAGGAGTTAAAAATTCTGAGGACAAAGAGAGAAGACGAATAGAAGTTCTAGGCTATAGAAACGCATTCGACTCACTCAAAGAAATTCTTAACGCTCACTACAAAAAGAAGTCAAGCGTTAGGGACTACGAGAATCCTAATTGGGAGTTTCGTCAAATCGCAGTCAACGAGTACAACCGAGTGCTTGAAGACATTCTTGAACTAATAGACCTAAACAAAAAGGATTAATAATGTCCGTTTTTGACACTGACGCAAATCAAACCACAGATAGCGATCAGACTACAGAGAATGCATTTAGCACTGAGACTCAACCACAAGACTCATTTCTAAGCAAACTCGTCGAGACTAAGGGAGAGCAATGGCGTGATCCTGAAGTATTAGCCAAAGGTAAACTTGAAGCTGATACATATATTGGTAATCTTGAGGCTCAATTAAAAGAACTGAAAGAAGACCTAAACAAACAAGACTACGCCAAATCACTGCTTGAACAACTTCAGAATAGGGCTACGGATACCACTAACGTAAACACTGGAGTACAGTCTAACAATAATAATAGTGGCACTGAAGCAGGCAATACCACGCCAGACCTAAGTGAGGATACACTTAAAAGCCTTGTTGAGCAGACGCTAACAGAACGTGAGAAACAGAGCACAGTCAAGCAAAACCTTGATTCTGTTAATCAGCAGTTAGAACAGATGTATGGGACTGAGGCCAAAGTTGAAATTGAGAAGAAGGCATCGACGCTGGGTATGTCGGTAAGTCGTCTTCAAGAGATTGCAGCTGAGTCTCCTACAGCTTTCTTTACGCTAATCGGTGAACAACGTAGGTCTACCCAACCTATGGTCACAGGTACGATCAGAACTGAAGGCGTCAATATGCAGTCCAACAATCAGGAAAGAAACTGGGAATACTACCAGAACCTGCGTAGGACTAACAAAACCCTGTACTACAGTCCCAAGGTTCAACAGAGTCTACTAGAGGATAGAAAAAGACTAGGTGACCGTTTTGGTATGTAGTGCATTCTTTGTATAACAAGACTAACTAGGAGAAAATATCATGGCTATGACCACTGGTAATACCGATCTCCTTACTCGCGGTGAAGTATGGTCAGGCGAGCTTAAGGAGATTCTTAGGGACGAGATGATGGCACAGAAGTATGTGCGTATGCTTGAGGGTTTCCCTGACGGCGATACGTTCTACATTCCATCAATCGGACAAGCACAAGTAGATGACTACGCGGAAGATACTGAGATCAACTATCGTCCGTTAGACACTGGACAGTTCACGTTCTCCGTGGATAAGTACCTTTCGTCAGCTACCTACATCACTAAGAAAGCAGAACAGGATACATTCTACAGCGAACAGCTTATCTCTCGCTTTGTGCCTGAGCAAGAGCGTGCAATCATGGCTCACTTCGAGACCACTACGCTTGCTGCTGCTGAATCTGGTGTATCTGCTAACAGCAATGAAACCATCGACAGTGTAGAACATCGTTGGGCTGCTGGTGGTACAGGTGCTGCAATCGAGGTAGAAGACTTTGCTCGTGCTCGTTATGCTCTTAAGAAAGCTAACGTACCCGATCAAGCTCTTATCGCTGTTGTAGATCCATCTGTTGAATACACGATCAATACGATTTCTAACTTAGCTCAGGTTGCTAATAACCCACGCTTTGAAGGTATCGTAGCTGATGGTATTGCGACTGGCATGACGTTCGTAAAGAATGTTTATGGTTTTGACGTATATGTGTCGAACTATCTTGCTGACGCAACTGACTCAGCTTTACCTGATCGTGATAACAACAATGTTGACTTCTCATCTGTCAACGGTAAAGCGAACTTGTTCTTCTCAGCTGCTCCGACTGTAACACCATTCGTAGGTGCTTGGCGTCAGATGCCTGAGGTGGACTATGAGTACAACAAAGACTTGCAACGTCATGAGTATGTTACTACAGCACGTTACGGTGTAAAACTGTATCGTCCTGAGAACATGGTCCGTGTTGTTTCCAAGCCTACAGTCTAAGAAGGAGACCTGAATAATGTCTTACTATAACGCTGATGGTCTTCGCATTCTGACTGACAATGATCAGGGTGCGGTTAACAACAAAGGTGTATCTTCAGAAGTTGATATCAAAACTCTTGTAGTTGATGTTGACATGACTGCGGATATCGCTCCTGTTGCTAACGATCCATTCATTCCTGCGGGTGCATACATCAAGAGCGCAACTGCTGTTGTAACTCAAGCTGCTGCTGGCGGTACGAGCATCAACATTGGTCTGTCGTCTCTTGCATCCGACGGTACAGCTTCTGTAATTGATGCCGACGGTATTGATTCAGGTGTATTAACTGCTGCTCTTGCCGCTAACCTCGCTGTTGTTTGCAATGGTGCGTATGTAGGTGGTACAGCAGGTGTTGGTGCAAATAATGCTTATATTACGACTGCAGCTACTGGCACGTTTACTGCTGGTAAGTTCAAGCTCGTAATTGAGTATATCGAAGTCTAAAACTAAAGGGAGAGGAGCCTCAGGAATACTTGAGGTTCCTTTTCCTGATTTAACTTGGAGCAGTAAATGGCTAACGTAACTCACTCATCATTAACTGGATCTGACCTACATGAACCTAAAGGTGTAGCCTCTGCTTCTGCTGGTAAAGTTTACATAGCTAACGGTTCAGGCTCAGGTCAATGGGATTACTACAATAATTATGTCAATGGTTATGTAGCTTTTGACGCAGTAGGCCCAGCAGAAACGCATAGTGTAACAACTGGCTTCACAGTATTTAATCCTACGTTTACTATTGGTGACGCAAGAAACTGGGTAGGTGAATCATCGCCTAATGCTAGACTTAAGTTTACAGGGGATGATACCTCTGAAGTCAACTGTCAGCTAACGATGAGTGTTCAACAAGCCTCAGGTTCATCTAAGG